AGAAGCTTTTTGGCGGGCTTGGCGGGTCGTATGTTGGAGTCCCTTACCTCCCTCGTTTCACGGTATCAAAAAGCGACGAAGGGCTTCATTTAACCACAATGCCGCCAGAAAGCGCCGTTGTGTATGGTGATAACGGTGGGGATGTAGCCGCGCATGAGGTTATCCATGCGTGGGTTCAGGATAAGTTTGGTTTAGACGCATATACATCGAAGAAGGCTAATGAAGCCTTGACGAATATGCTAACCGCCTATACTGGAGATTCAATTGGGGGTTGGGAACACGCAGAAAAAACTTACGCCGCCACAACTGAGAGCGAACACCCTCAACAGATGAGGGCTGATATGCGGTTTCTTTCCGACAGGTTAAACCGGGTTTACAAGGCTGAAACCGGAAAGGATTATGAGCAACGTGGTGGGTATCGCTTTAATGACCCTTATTGGGATAATTTAAAGCCTTCCCCGATGGCGCATGAATTAGCAGAAATGCTGGATAATTATTAGGATTTTGAGATGGGCGATGAAAACAGCATTCAACCGGACAAGAGGTACCGGAAGAATTATATAGACCAAGTGAAGGCATTTGCTCGTAAGGAGCGTAAGAGAGCCTTTGGCGGGTCTTTGATTATAGGCAATCTGATAGACGCTGTAGCTGGCAAGGACGAGATTGACACAGCACATGGGCCGAATAAGCGTAAGTAATGGCTGTACACGATTTTGCCGACAACCAAACCTTAAACCCTCCTACAAACGATAATGCTACTGAGGTGGAGAATAGCTACCAAGTCTGTCAGAAGACGGGCTTTAAGGTATCTGTCTCTGAGGGTCTTGTAAAGCAGTGGGATGGTTTATACACCCGTAGAGAGTCTTTTGACCACAGGCATCCACAAGACCGTGTAAGGTCAGTCCCTGAGAGGGGTAGGAAAGGTTCACCCTCTCCAGAGCCGCCTGATGTCTTTATTGAGTTGCCGGTAACGGAGCTAACCCCCGGTGTTGTTAATCTGACTAACATCCCCTCCTCTGTGGCGGGTGGTGAGGAGTTTGAGGTAACGATTTCACGGGATTCCGGTGAGAGGGGTGCTGCTACTGTGCAATACACTGTAGCAAATGCCACCCCGTCTGTGGGCGAGTTTACGTGGGCTGATGGTGTTTCAGGGAGTCAGTCGAGTACCCATACTGCTGACATTGTTGAGATACCCACCCTTAGCGGGATAAACATTACATCATCTTCCGTGCCGATTGGCACATCTTTTGCGATTTACACGATTACATCTGAAGAGGGAATTCTCTTCACCCTAGAATCAGGCGACACCCTCATATTTGAGGATGGCGATATCTTCACCCTTCATGAGTGATATTTAATGGCTAACAAGAAGTTAAGTGAGATTACTGACGAGCAAACCTCCGTAAACACGGCGGATAAGCTCTATTTATTGGATAGCCTTACGGACAAGTTCGTACAGGTAGGGACTCTTTTCCAGACTGAGAACTGGAATCAGGGCATTGATGCTTCCTCGTACACCTTCCTCCGTGGAGATGGCACGTGGCAGAAGATACCCCAACAGATTATCTATCCTGTGAGGTCTACTGGTTCTACGACAGCGCAGATAAACACTGCTGACCAGAACGCCATCATTATGTGTACCAACGGTACGGGTTGTGAGGTAACGATTACCGCAGGAGCCTTTGAGGTAGGTCAGGGCGTTAAGCTCATCCAACGTGGTGCTGGACAAATCACCCTCCAGAATGGCTCTGGGATTACGATTAACTACCCTGCCTCTGGTTCTTTGATTAGTAAAGAACTCAACGCTGAGATGGATTTAATCTGTACGGACACAGACACATTCAATCTGAGCGGTGATTTAGACACGACAACTCCTGCTGTAACGGGTAGGGTTGACACCCTCGGCTCTGACAAGTCGGTTGTTGATGGGGGAACTTTCACAGTTTCCGTAGAGCGCACAGGTGGTTCAGACGGAGCCATTGACATACGGGTTAACCCGCCTGCACTCTGTACACCGGATTACATAGACCTATCTTGGGATGATGGAGAGAGCGGGACTCAGACAACCGCGAACTTCACGGCTACTACAGAAGGCGGCCCCACAGAGATAGTTCTCTCAGATGAAGGCGCGAACTCACCTACCCTTGGTGATACGGTAGATTTAACTGTCACCGAAGCCCTTCCCTCCGGTACATATACTTGGGAGACTGCTGCGGCAGGTGCTCCGTTTTCGATTACTAAGCCCACCATCTCGTCTGACTCTATCGCTGTAAGGGCGGTAAGCACGGTTACAACGTCACAGGAACTGGCTAATGACCTTGCCTCAAACACCAAGATAACCATTTCAGGTGATGTTGGCGACCTCACAATGAACAGCTTGAGTAACGTGGAGATAATCCTAGCCTCTGATGCTGTAGTAGGGACTGTGACTATTGACGGAGGCTGTCAGTACATTTACATCCACGGACAGAACGATAGGGATGGAGAGGTTGGGTACCTTCGGATAGGGACATCTTCTGGTTCAACCCAAGATATCACGATTGACGGCATTACGCAGAAGGACAACACGCTCTTGGGCGAGGAAAGTGATTCCCGCAGCAATCGGTTTTATGTGGAGCGTATGTCCATCCTTAATAGCTACCTTGAGGCATATTCATTTGTCGTAGTTGGGTATGCTAACACCTCCGCGCCAGTGAGCGATGTTGTTTTTGGTAATTGCCAATTAATTGACCTGAACAAATTCGCAGACCCTGTATACACTGGCGGTAGTATCAACCGTGGGAGAAATGAGGCGTTATGGCGGGCGGTTGGCTGGACTCAGGTCATTCTAAGGCACTGCAATATAATCAACCTATATAAAGCAGATCATGTACTTGGCGAGGGGGAGAGTCCTAATTCTAAGTACCAGACAATAAGGTTCCACGCGCAGGAATCCCCAGATGATACACATTACGACACAACTGACATCTGGGTTAAGCAAAACCAAATAGAATCCTCTTCTGCAGGTCATGCTTTTTACCGCCAAGCAGAAAAGTACGCCGGTCATGATGCTGGACACATCGTTGACATCTGGTGGGAGGATAACGAGGACTATTGCACACTTGGGTCATTCTTCGGAATCCTGTTTGACGCTGGCGGAAGCACACAAGGGCCGGATACATGGCCTATCAATCTTCGATTAACGAATAATAACAACTACCACACAGAAGGGTATTGGTCGCAAGACCCCGCCTTTCCAACTGGCTCACCCCCTGATGAGCCTCACGCAACTAACGGGTATCAGTGGACTATATCAGGCAACACGGCAAGCGCATACACAACACCTCCCGCTTGGGATTGGGATTCGTGGGACGTATAAAGGATTAACATGGCAGACGAAAAAAGCATTCAACCTGATAAACGCTATCAGTCTAATTACATTGACACAGACACATCACACGGCCCTATGGACAGGTTTGAGCGTGAGCGTAATGCCCACAAGAAGCGTCAGAAGAAGAAGATGAAAGACATTGCAGGGCGTGAGGCTCCTAAAAACGTAGACAAGTAATGGATGTTGGTGGACGGGAAACTGTAGGCAACTACATATATGACCTCGCTACAGACGAGAACACCCGTACCAAGTTAAAGGACGACGCTTACGACCTAGCCGTAGGTGCAGGAACCGCCTTAGCGGGCGCACCCTCAGACATCGCTTCAATAGTCTTACAGGCTTACGAGTCTGGGTACAACGAGGGCGGTGACTTCTCCATGACGGGTAATGCCGATTGGGAAGATGTTGTCGGTCAACTCCCTCTAGGCTCTGAACACCTCTCAGAAGGTCTAGGAGCGGATACAGGTGGACTCCCTTGGCTTATGGGTCAATTAGTAGACCCGTTCAGCCCTACCTCTGCTAAGGCTGCGATTAAGGTGATGGCAGCAGGTGCTGAACACGCACCTGACCTATTCGCTGCTGCCATGACGGGGCTGAAAAGCGTTGGCGGGAAGAAACTCAAGCCACATCAAGTTTCACCAAACAGTAAGGAATGGTCAGAACTTGGTATAGATGAAATTGACAGGGCTGCTTTTGGGTTTGCCGAGGGCGATATAAAGTCACTCCCCGCTGATGAAATTCAGTTAAAGTGGGTTGAAGACATGGAAAATGTTGAGCATCAGATTGCCATAAGCGGAAAGTCCCGCGAGGAATGGGCGCAATCGGTAGACCGCTCAACGCCTATAGACGTTATTTACGAAGACGGCGCATTTAAGATTGATGACGGGCATCACCGTTATACAGCAGCGAAGATACTTGGCGAAGATGTTCCGGTTAGCCTGACGATAAAAGACAAGCCACACGTTGCCCTTGTTGATAGGGCGCTTGCTAACGGAGAGGAGGTAAATCCAGAACTTCTTGACGCGGCAGAAGAATTGCGAAGAAACGGCGAGAAGATAGCCCCTGAATGAGTATAGAAAAACCTGACATCCCCGGTATTACAGAAGAATCGTGGAAGAAAGCTAAACAGTTATACGGGTTTACGGCGACATTCCTAGCCGCGAGGTATGATGAACCCAAGCCAATACCTGATTTCCACCTAATCATGTGGGCTATGTGTTTCGCCAAGAACAAGCAGGTAGCCATAGCAGCCCCGCGTGGTCATGCTAAGTCAACGGCGATAACCTTTGCCTACGTTTTGTTTATGATTCTGTTCAGACAAAAGAGTCATATCCTACTATTGGGTGCTAACGAGAAACTGGCTAACGGCTTTCTCCACGACATCAAGGTGGAGTTGTTAGAGAACGAATCTATCTCAGAACACTTCGGCGTAGACCAGCTTGAGAAGGATGCTGAGTCTGAAGCTGTTATAAGGTTTAAAGATGGTCATAGAGTAAGGATACTCTGTAAAGGCTCCGGTCAGAGGATGCGCGGTGTCAAGTGGGAGCGGAAACGTCCCGACCTCGTTTGTTTTGATGATATGGAAGATGAAGACCAAGTATTGAACGATGCTCGTAGAGAGAAGTTCAGAAACTGGTTCACAGGTACAGTAGCCCCAATCATGTCCTCAACGGGCATCATACGGGGTGTAGGTACTATTATCGGCTTTGACTCCTTCCTAGAACGTAGAATGCCCTCTCCGAAGGCCAAGACTACCATTAGGACGGAGTTGTACGACTACTCCAACGACCCTAAGAAGCCTTGGCTTTCGGTGAAGTTCAGGGCGCACAACCCTGACTTCTCAGCAATCCTTTGGCCTGAACACAGGCCTGAAGAATGGTTGAGGAACGAAAGACAGTCCTACGCAGAAGACGGTCAACTAGACATCTACGGTCAGGAGTATCTGAACGACCCGATTGATGACACCGTAGCTTATTACAGAAAGTCAGACTTCCTCCCCATGAAGGAGGTTCATCACGAAACACGCAAGACCTATTACGCCACGGTTGACCTTGCTATTGGTGAGAAGAAGCGTAATGCCTTCTCAGTGATAGAGATTGGCGGTGTAGACCAAGACGGTTTCTTGAACATCGTGGATGTCCGTAGAGGGCGTTGGGACTCCCTACAGATTGTTGAGGAGATATTCTCCGTACAGTCGAGATGGGACATAGACACCTTTAGGGTTGAGTCTGAGAACATCGCTAAGGCGATTGGCCCATTCCTCTATAAACACATGGACGAAACCGGAACCTACCTCAACTTAGACGATAGACAGCCGACTAAAGACAAAGACCAGCGTGGTAGGGCCATGCAAGGTCGCATGAGGGCGGGCAAGGTTCGCTTCGACACTCAGGCGGAGTGGTATCCTGATTTCTTTGAGGAGCTAACAAAATACCCGAAATTTCCATTTAAAGATCAATTTGATACTCATGCGTGGTTCGGGTCGCTATTGGACGAAATGGTGGAACCCATGAGCGAGGAGGAGCATGAGGATGAGCTTTTTGAGGCTCAGTTTGACAACGACTACCTAATGGACGAGGGCAGAGATGCCTTGACCGGCTACTAATATATGAACTTACCCAAACTAAAATTCTCAGCCCTTCGTGAATCACAGAACCTTACGGGTGAGTTCACTGACGAACAACTGTCGGCACTAGGTCATCGTGTCCATCAAGATTGGATGAACGACGATGCAACGCGTGGAGACTGGAAACGAAGAAACAAGCAGTCAATGAAACTCGCCCTCCAAGTGGCTGAGAAAAAGAATTACCCTTGGGCTAATGCGAGTAACATTAAGTTTCCATTACTCTCACAAGCCGCGCTACAGTTCCAAGTGCGGGCTTACGGCGCGATGTTCAATGGCCCTGAGTACGCTAAACACCGAGTTATAGGACGCGACCCTGACGGTCAGAAGGCTGCGAGAGCCTCAAGAGTCTCTCAGCACATGAACTATCAGTGTTTAGAGGATGACGAGTGGGAAGAAGCGCATGACCGAATGCTCATGGTTCTCCCCATCATGGGTCTTTGTTACATCAAGAGATACTGGTGCGTAGAGGAACAACGGTTAAAGACGGGCATTGCCTTGCCTCAGAACCTTGTCATCCCCTATCGTGCGAAAAGTCTGGAGTCGGCTCCAAGGATTTCAGAGGAAATAGAAATCTATGAGCGCCAGATTAAGGAATCACAACTAGCAGGCATCTACAGGGACGTAGAGCTTGCACCAGCGCCCGTTCTTGAAGAAGATGAGTCAGACAGGCGGGACGGAATAAACCCCTCACAGGACGATACAGAGCGTCCTCGTAAGATTATTGAACAACACCTGTATCTCGACCTTGATGGGGATGGATACTCAGAACCCTATATCGTCACGATAGACGAGTCTACTAGGGAAGTCCTGAGAATCACCCAGAGGTTCGGGATAGTCACATCTGAGCAGTCTCAGCAGATTGAACAGTTAAACCACCAGAAGGCTCAGTTACGTAGAGCCGCTATGCAGTTGATGGAACAGCTTCCTCAACCACAGCAGGGTGAAGACGGACAACCGCAGATGTCTAATGAAGACATCCAGATTGCCCAACAGATTGACCAACAGGCTCAACAGATTGAGCAAAAGATTGGCGAGATTGACGAACAGATTCAGGAACTTACAGAACAAGAGCCTTCGATTAAGAAGATTCGTCCAATACCTTTGTACACGAAGTACGGGTTTATACCTGCACCTGATGGGTCTTTTTACGACATAGGCTTTGGACAACTCCTCGGCCCTCTGAACGCCTCGGTTAACTCATTGATTAACCAGTTGGTTGACTCTGGTACGTTACAAAACGGCTCTCAAGGTTTCTTGGGTAAGGGCGCGAGGATGAAGGGCGGTAAGATACGCTTTGAACCCTACCAGTGGCAGAAGGTCAATGTGCTTGGTTCTACCCTGAGGGACTCTATCGTTCCTCTGCCGGTAAACCAGCCATCAGCAGTCCTGTTCAACCTTTTAGGTCTGTTAATCGAATACACGAAAGACCTGTCATCTGTCAATGACGCGATGACGGGTAAGGATATGGGCCAGAACACCCCCGCCTACAACATGGAAGCTATGCTTCAGCAGGGCGGTAAGGTCTTTGCCGGTATCTTTAAGCGAGTACACAAATGCCTTCGGAAAGAGTTACAGCTTCAGTACAACCTGAACGCTGTCTACCTTAACCCTGAAGAATACTATGCCGTCCTAGACGGTGACGCTAGTGTGATGCAGCAGGACTATTGGGGCGACCCAACGGACATTTATCCTGCCGCAGACCCGAATGCGTTTAGTCAACAGGAGAAGGCTGCTAAAGCCCAATTCCTCGCACAACGCTCCATGAGTTCTCCCGGCTACGATTCAACCAAGGTTGAACTACGGCTGTTAGAGGCTATGGACATTGAAGACCGTAATGAGGTCTTCCCATTGGACGATCAAGGACAGCCTGCTATTCCACCGCCTAAGAATCCAGAACTTGAGATTCAGGTTATGGAAGAACAGCGTAGAGCCTTGGAGAGCAAGTCACGTTCAGAAACTAACGCAGCCACAGCCGAATCGAATATCTTGCTTAACGAAGCTAAGGTACAGGAGATGGCGGCTAATGCACAACTTGCCGGTGAAGGCGCAGACATAAAGCGTTATGAAGCGGTAACAAAGCGCCTGAAGGAAATCCGTGAGGGTTTACAGGCGAAGGAAGATTCCAAAGTAAGTGAAGGAAGTAATAGTGGAGACACTAAGTAGAGAGACCCTAGACGAATTCTGGGAACACCCCGTAACGGGGCAGCTAATACAACTCATCCAAGCCCGTCTTCAAATCGAAGACAAATCCCGCGAGAACTGTTACATAGCGGGCAATCCTTTCCTAACAGCAGAACGTCATGCAGGACTTAACGGCGGTGTAGCCGAGTTGAGTGTTGTATTGACTGCGCTTGCAGAGAAGGACTTGGAACTTCTGGAAATACCCGAAGAAGACGAGGTGGAATTTAGCGATGAATGAGTCAGGGATAAGCGTATCTGGTGACAGGGTTCTTATAGACCCTGAAGTCATTGAAGAAAAGTCTGAAGGCGGAATCATTATCGCTGAGAGCATTCGTGAACAACATGGCATATCTAACGTCTTCGGGAAACTTGTTGGCGTAGGTAAGGACTGTTGGACGGATTATGACGCACCGTTTGCTCAAGTGGGTGACAGGGTTGTATTTGCCAAGTTTGGCGGCCTGTTCATCACTGGGGAAGACGGGGTTGACTACCGTATCTTTAATGACACAGACATCATAGCCACCGTTTCGGATGGCGTTAAATATGCTGGACTTGAAGCAAGAAAGCCAGTTGGAGAGAAGGAATGAGCGAAGTAAATCACGAAGAAGCAGCCCGTAAACAGGGTTGGGTTCCCCAAGATGAATGGAAGGGGGATTCAGAGAAGTGGACGGATGCTGAAACATTCGTAGAGCGTGGCGAGAAGATTGCCGGTATAGCTACCAAACGCGCCAAAGACCTTGAATCTGAGGTTGAAGAACTGAAGGCAACGGTTGGCAAGCTTCAGACATCTAACGCTGAGTTCGGTGAGTTCCACCGACAGTCCATAGCGAAAGCCGAGGACGAGCGCGATGCCGCAATCAATCAACTACAACAGCGGAGGGCAGAAGCCATCACTAACGGTGAAGGTGAAGAAGCAGTCCGGTTGGAACGTGAGATTGCAGACGCTCAGAAAGCCCCATCCAAACAACAGGAATGGGCTAAAACGTGGGCGGGTAACAACGCTTGGTATGGCAATGACCCTGTGTTGAGGGCGGTAGCTGATGCGAAAGCAGAACAGTTACGACAGTCCGGTTCAACACTAGGCGAAGGTCAGTTCCTTGAAGAAGTTACTCGTTTAACCAAAGAGGAAATGCCTCACAAATTTACTAACCCCAACCGTAGCACTGCTGTTACGGCGGGGGAGAGCGAGGGCGATGAGATAACCACCCCAAATGGTTCTTTCGATTCTTTGCCTGCCGATGTTAAGGCTCAATGCGATCAATGGATTGCAGAGGGACTTATCAAAGACAGGAAATCATACATGAAAGACTATAACGGGTAACAGGAGATAGTAATGGGTAAATCCACCAAAGCAACAAAGCGGGAACGAGTTCCTTTCCACCAATCACGTACACGCCTCACGGCAGATGTGGTTAAAGAAGTATCAAGCGGTCATGTCTTTCGTTGGTTCAACGACAAAGACGATAGGATTACGCGGGCTACTTCTGGAGGATGGGACTTTGTAACCGAAACTGAACTAGAGGGTAACGTTGGCGAGAAGACCGTAGCGGGCGGCAACAGTGACCTTTCAGATAGAGTTAGTAAAATTGTCGGTAAATCGGAAGCTGGACAGCCTTTAAGGGCTTACTTAATGAAGTTAAGTAACAAGTTTTGGAAAGAAGACCAGAAAGCAAAGAACGAAATCTATGACAAAGTAGATGACGCTATCCGAGGCGGACAATCTGGTGGAGCATCTGTTGCTAATCAATACGGCGATGTCAATATGACTAGCCGTAGGCACTAACGCTCTCTTTATATTATTTATTTTTTGGAGTTTTTATTATGGCTTTTGGTTTTAAGCCCGTTCGTATGCGCGATGGTTCTGCATACACTGGCGCTGCCCAACGCTGTTATGCCTCCGCACCTGCTGCTGGTCTTTTTGTTGGCGATGTAGTCACCCTTTCGGGTACTGCTGAAGCAACAACCGGCATTTTAGGTGTGACGGCAGCAGCCGCTGGCGGTGTCTTTTATGGAGTTATTGTTGGAATAGACACTGACCGTACTAACCTTGACAAGAAGTACATGGCATCCGGCGATACCGGCTATGTCTTTGTTGCCACTGATACCAATGTTATCTATCAGGCGCATGAAGATGATGGTTCGCTTGTTATTGCTGATGTTGGCACTAACTGTGACATTACTCTTGGTGCTGGTGGTGATACTACCTTTGGTACGTCAAGTCACGGAATCGACTCTACCGGCAATGGTACTGGTGCTGATGTGCAAGTATCTCTGCTTGGTAAAGCGCAGATTGAAGGCAATGACATCGGTGATGCAACACCATTCACCATTTGGGAAGTTACACTTAACGAGAGCATTGCAGCACCTAATGCTGTAGGCATATAGGAGGATAATCAGATATGGCTATTATAAATACTGGTTCGCATCCTAAAGCCTTATGGCCCGGTGTGAAAGCATGGTTCGGACAGAAGTACGACGAGTATCCGGCGGAATACACGGATATCTTTGAAGTTCAATCCTCTTCTCAGAACTTTGAGGAAGACGTTGCTACTGCTGGTTTCGGGCTTGCGCAAGTTAAGTCTGAGGGTTCTGGCGTTTCATACGACAGTCACTCACAAGGCTATGTAAGTCGTTACACTCACACCGCATATGGACTTGGTTTCATTTGCACCCGTGAGGAATTGGCTGATAATCTCTATGGTAAGGTTGCAATGTCGAGAGCAGGTTCACTTGCTTTCTCAATGCGTCAGACCCGTGAGAATGTTGGTGCTAACGTACTGAACCGCGCAGTTAGTGGCTCGTACCTTGGTGGTGACGGTAAGGCATTGCTTGCAACTGACCATCCTCTTGCATCTGGCGGCGATTTTGCTAACAAACTCGCTACAGCAGCCGACCTTTCAGAAGCGTCCCTTGAGGACACTGTAATTCTGATTGGTAACGCAGTTGACCAGAAAGGCTTGAAGATTAGTCTTCGTCCGAAACGCTTAATCATCCCGATTGACAGCCAGTTCGATGCTACACGCATCTTGGAGTCTCAGCTTCGGGTTGATACAGCGAATAACGACATCAATGCTCTGAAGGCAATGGGGTCAATCCCCACTGTATCGGTGAATCATTACCTCACTGATACCAATGCTTTCTATATCACCACAGATGCTCCTGAAGGTCTGAAGTGGTATGACCGCGAAGCTGTTGAGTTCACCAATGATGGTGACTTCGACACTGACAACATCAAGCACAAGGGCTATATGCGCTTTTCTGCGGGGTGGAGTGACCCACGTGGTCTGTTCGGAAGTGAAGGCGCCTAAGTTACTGATTCGTAAGGATTAATTGACTTATAAGCGACAAGGGGTTCCCCCTTCGGGGGGTTCCCCTCTTTTTAATATATTGTGTCCCTGATGGGGTAAGTCACGGTTTAAATCCGTGAGGCACGGAGAAATATGATGGGTGCTACAAATTTTCCTAATGGTGTTAAGACATATCCGTCTAGCGCCAATGAAGTTCATTATACCGCAAGTCATACGGTAACAGCCGCGGAGTGCGAGGGGTCAACTCTTGTAATTAACGCCGATACTCAGGTTTTCCTCTTGCCAGTTTTGACAGGCGTAGTCGGCGGAATTGTTACGCTAGTAAATGGCAGAGACGGTCAGTTGTTGACTGTTAGCCCAAACGCTGCTGATGGCATCGCCTTTGGCAACCAAGCTGTTGATGGCGTATCTATTGTTAATACTGCTGCTACGGCGAAGAAGGGTGATTACGTCACCTTGATTTCTGTAGGCGCTGCTGCTGCAACGCATTGGACTGTTGCTGCCATTGGTGGCGTGTGGGCTGACTTTGTTTAAAGGGGCTTAATCTATGGCTCGTTCAGGGTCTAAAAATTTCTCATACACCCGTAATGACATCATCAACGCCGCCCTTCGCAAGACGGGCGAGTATGACCCCGGTGAAACTCCCGGTGCTGATGAGGTTGCTGACGCTGCCTTCGCCTTAAACGCTGTCCAGCAGGACTTTGCGATGGAAGGTGGAAACATATGGTTGCGTGAGGAGTTGACCCTGTTCGTCCAGAAGGGTCAATTAAAGTACGATGTTGGCTCAACCGGCGACCACGTTACCTCCTCTTATGTGGAGACAACGCTCTCTGCTGATGAGGCTTCCGGTCAGACAGAAATCTCTGTTACCGCAGAGACAGGCATGACTGTGGGCGATTACATCGGCATCAAGCTTGATGACGGGTCTATACACTGGTCAACCATTGACAGTCTTGGTGTTTTAACGATAGATGATGCAACGGATGGGGCGGCTTCTAGTGGGAATAAAGTCTACACTTACACGACTAAAGCTTATCGACCCCACTCCGTCCTCAGTGACTCAATATCTCGGAGAGACACTTCGATTATTGATACAACGGTTACGCTTATCGGTGAGGAAGAATACCGGAACCTTTCTCAGAAGGCTCAAGAGGGCGCTACCACACAGGCTTTCTATAAAGCCACGCTCGACGATGGAAGTATGTACCTATGGCCTACTGGTGATGGCACTACTGATAAGATTGTCTTTATTGCTCATTATTATCCCGATGATTTTGACGTTGCTTCCGATAACCCTGATTTTCCGGTGGAGTGGGCTAACGCTCTCATCTGGGGATTAGCGGCTGAACTCGGTGCTGAATATGGAATCTCTCAAAGACGGCAGATTTACTTGGAGAAGAAGGCTGAGAAGAAACTACAAGCCGCTCTCGACTTCGATGTTGAGAACGCTCCTGTTCAATTTGCAGCAGACAGACACAATGAGGGTTATCTGTGAGGTTTGACCTATCGGGTGGTGCTTACACAGGGCGGTCTACTTCTGCATCGTCTGAAGAAATGGTCAACCTCTTTCAAGAGAGGGCGCAAGACCCCAAGCAAGGTTCAACCCTTGTAGGGATACATGGTTCCACCGTGTTCTCCGCTCCAAGAGCGGGTGAGGTTCGGGGTATGAGGACTGTAGGGGGTTTATTGTACGCCGTAGTTGGCCCCTCCTTGTACCAAATTAACGCCGCAGGTACAGCCTCTTGGTTGGCTGATATAGGCTCGGCTTCTGGTCGGGTGAGTATCACTGATAACGGTGTTGTGAATGGTCAGCAGATAATCATTGCTGATGGCAAGAAGTTAAAGATATGGGACTTATCCACATCTACCCTAACGACATCCACATCTGAGGATGCAGAGGTTGTTGACTTTATAGACGGGTACATTGTCTACCCCCATAAGGACTCTGGGCAGTTCTACTACTCAGAGATATACGATGCCTCAGACTTACCAGCGTTAAACTTCTCCACGGCTGAAGGTGCGCCTGACAACCTCGTTTCGTTGGTTGTTGACAGACGAGAGGTATGGCTGTTTGGTGAACGGACTACTGAGGTCTGGTACAACCAAGGCAATGTAGACAACATCTTCGGAAGATTCCAAGGTGGCTTCACCCAAATGGGCTGCGCTGCTCCTCACTCAGTTGCTCGGCTTGATAATGCCGTAGCGTGGTTGGGCAGGAATGAATTGGGGGATGCGGTTCCTGTAATCTCAAGGGACTATAACGCTGAGTATTTAACTGCTAAACACCCTCAAGTGGCTTACCAAATAGCCCAATACAAGACGGTTGAAGATGCCTTCGCCTATAGCTACAGGTTTGAGGGGCATGAGTTCTATGTCTTGACGTTTCCAACTGAGAATGTGACTTGGTGCTTCGACGCTTCAGAAGGTGAGTGGCATCAACGTGCGCACATCATCAGTGATGCGTTCCCAAATCGGGAGCGGTACAACTGCCACGCCCATGCCTTCGGTAAGCACTTTGTTGGTGATTACGAGAATGGGAACATATATGAAATCTCCTCAGACGTTTACACGATTGACGGCACTATTATCCCAAACATCCGTACAACGCACGGGATGAAGGATAAGGATGAAGACCGTGTTCATGTGCGCTCTGTTCAGTTAGAAGGAGAGGAAGGGGTTGGTGGTGATGTTGCCCTAACCTACTCAAAGAATGGTGGACACACCTACTCTAATGAGCGGGTTAAATCCTTTGGAGAAACTGGTAAATACGCCACACGGTTAATCTGGCGCAAGTTCTCATCCTCTAGGGATTGGATATTGAGGTTTACTAGAAAGCATGACGGGAAGACGGTTTACACAGGATTGATAGCGAAAGAGCATGGCGAACGAATTTCTTGACAATCCGATAATCCAACGCTCCCCAAAGAGCCAGAAGGAATGGATTGACTTCATCTTCGCTTTAAGCGGCTTTATAGCCACTAAGGGCGAGGTCAACCAAACAGAATTTTCTGAGATTATCCCTATCCCGTCAGACGCTAGGGTTGATGAATTGCAACTAGATAATCTTCATGTGGCGCAAGCCGCGAAGATTAGTGAACTAGAAAAACATATTGACGAACTGGAAAAACAGGTCATAGGACTATAATGGCAACAACGCTAAAACAGATTATTGCGCCAGCGAATTTAACCGCCAGTGTCGCAACTTACTATACTGTCCCAACAAACGTGGTGACGGTGATTCGGGCGCTAACGATTGCGAACAGTTCTACTAACGCAAGGACGGTTGACATCCATATTGTCTCAAGCGGGGATAGCGCAGATACATCAAACATTGTGATTAACGATATCGCGGTAGCCTCTGAGGAGACTAAATCAATATCAGACTTGGTGAACCATGTCCTTGACGAAGGGGATACGGTTCAGGTTTCGCAGGACGCAGGAACTGATCTTGTAATTGTCGCCTCTGGCGCGGAGGTATCGTAATGGGTTTTAATATAGGCAACGCGATTAGCGGGGCACAAGCTGGCGGGTCAATGGGCGGGCCTTATGCCGCTATAGCTGGCGCTGTGATTGGCGGCTTTGCGGGCGGTGGTGGCGATGAGCAAAAAGCCGTTGATGCTCAAGGCCAAGGTTTAGACCAAGGGATAGCCTTTGAGAGAGAGTCTAGGGACATATCTCTAGGGCTTAACAGGCCATTCCAACAAACTTCTTACAACGCCTTAAACGCGATGAACTCAATGGTGGGACTGCCTAATGTTGGTGGTCGCGTTGATGCTCAAGGTAAGCCCATAATCGAAAGGGCGAACATACAGAGCAAAAGAGATGCTATTAAATGGGCGGAAAGCGAGGGGTATTCAACAGAGTGGACAAACTCTAGCGAGAGCGACGCGCACTACATGGGGTCATACCTATGGGATAGGATGAATGGCAGGGTTGAGAAGCCTACCGCATCAGGTGGGGGTGACGCTACCAATCGTGACTTTAGGGCCAGCGGGCTTGGCGGGCTTGGCGGACTTACGGGCGGCGGCGGTAGGGCAGGCGGCCTTAAGGGCGTTATTGGCGGTTTTCAGCGACATCTTGCGGCGAAAGAAGACAAGCCCAAGACCTACGGCGGTATGGGTAACGAGTACCGCGAGAAGTATGCCCCCACAGAGAAGGAAGACCTCGCTGCTGCACAAGGGGAGGAGTACAATTGGAAGACAGACCCCGGCTACGCCTTTAGACTCGCTGAGGGCAATAAAGCTCTAGCAGGTAGACAAGCAGCCGGTGGCTCGTATCTCTCAGGGGGCGCGATTAAAGAAGCCCAACGATACAACCAAGAGTTCGCCTCTGCTGAGTTTGGAAACATCTACAACCGACTCGGTGTATTGGCAGGATATGGCCCTCAAGCGGCTGCTACAAGCTCTGCTGCTGCTCTACAGGCAGGAACTAACATGGGTCAAGCAGCGGCTGCTAAAGGCTATAACAGAGCCTCTGGGTACGCTAACAGAGCCAACCAAAAAGATCAAATGGTTGGAACCGTGATAGAAAATGCCCCCGCAATTTGGGATTGGGCATCAGGACTGTTTGGCGGTGGCGGCGGTGGCGGCGGTTATGGAGCCGGGGGGTCTGTCGGAATCGGTGGCATAGGAGGCGGCGGCAGCACTGGTGGCGTTGGGAGCATTGGTGGTGGCGGAAGCCAGTTTAGCGACATTCGCTTAAAGACTGACATCAAGTCTATTGGCACAAGCCCATCTGGAATCCCGATGTACCAATTCAAGTATGTATGGGGTGATGAAGTGTATCAAGGCGCTATGGCGCAAGACCTTCTTGAGACTCACCCACACGCTGTTGTTATGAAACCTAACGGATATTACGGGGTTAATTACGATGAGATTGACGTTGACTTCTCATTAGCAGGGAATGCTCATGCCATATAATCAGATATTCGACATCGCTGCTACCCGCAAAGGGCAAACCATAATAGACCATGCCCGCGCTGCGGAGAACCACAGGCTTGATGCTGATAACTCACGCTCACTGACTGCCTACAGAGATCAGGCGACTGCGGCAAACACGTACAACCAAGCAGAGCGTGAAGACCCTATCAACCGTGCTGCGAGGGATGAGATAAACGCAGCGGCGAAATCAGAGGCACAACTCTCCCAACAGACAAACGACTTCCTTCGTCATAACAATCAGATAAGCATGATGAATGATGACCTCTCCAGATTGACTGAGGAGAACTATGACCAACTTATGCCTGAGATGCAGAAGAAGTATCCAGACGTAAAGTTTGACCCTACATGGGATAAAACAACTCAGGGGGATATGGACAGCTTGCAGCAGTTAAACAGCCTTGCTGCAAAACAAACCCGTCGTATCGAAATGCTCAAGCGCCGTGCCGCAGAGGGCGATGCTACTGCTGCCTCTGTGTTAGCTCAAGAACTTGCTGCCGCCCAAAAGGAGCAGGAAGAATGGCGGAACGCTCAGGGCAAGATTCAGTCTGAAACTGCTGAGAACTACGCAACTGCTGATGCAGCGTGGTTTAAATCATTGCCAGATGATGTGCAGTTGCAGGTTAGACGCGCCCAACTTGAGGCAGATGGCCCCGTTAAGAACAAGCGGGAGATTGATGAACTTACAGAAATCATTAAATCTGGCGGGGCTTCGCAGTCGTATGACCCAAGAACCCAAAGTCAAAAGGGGGGCGCGTATCAGGATAACTTAGACAGTTACAACGCCTCGGTTAAGACTAATGAAATGGTTTCTGACCTTTTGCCTAAAGTTATAGAGCTTCCCGGTACTGTCGGCTCGACAGGTAAGATCGCAGGATATTTGAGTGCGGTTGGTACGATTTTTGGGCAAGAGCCTGCTGCTGAAGCGATTGCCGAAGCTATTGCTGGTACTGATAGAGAAACCATCGCTATGATGGAAACGCAAATGCAGGTGCTTGCGGCACAGCTTATCCCGATATTAACCCGTGAAGAAGGAAGTCGGGTTTCGGATAAAGAGCTCGATATTTCCCGCAGGGCTGCTGGCGCTATTGACAAGATTGAAACTGTTTCCGATTTGTTTAGAACATACCCGCAGGTTATTGGCGCGATGAAGCAGCTTAATCAAGAAAATTGGGTTAACCAGTATCAGGTTGCGAAAAAGGAAGAAAAAATTGATTACCCGTATGACCTTAGCTTGCGGGATCAAAAAATTGAACTTGTTGAAAAAATACTAGAGGCTGGAGTTGATGCCGACACCGCGCAACAGACATTGGCGAGGCTCATGAAGATACAGGGAGTTAAATAGTGACCCTGTACATAGATATAGGAGCGCCGCCGCCTGACAACGAGGAAGCGCAAAAGGGACAGGCACAATCAATATCCCGCGCTCAAGCAGAAGCTCTTGTAGACGGGATGACTGCGCCTGAACCTAAAGGGTCTAGCGCGGAATCTATTGTAGACGGGTTAAGCGACGAGGCGAAAGGCGTTTCTGCTGGTTTGGGAGCTGATTTTGACCCTACAACTTACGCAAGCAAGTCCTTGCGTTGGTCTTTGTCTCGTGGCGATACCCTTGAAGAAAAGCGTTTACGCCTGAAGAAGCATCACCCTGAAGGAGAGTTAAACGTCAGACCAAAATCCCTCATGTCTGGGCTTGAGGAAGATGTTGTCGTTTGGCGGGAGAACCCTAATACACAGTGGAAGCGCATTGAGCCTGATGGTCTTAGCATGGATGACCTTGTTGGCGATACGCTAGAAGCGATTGGCCCATCTGCTGAGTCAATTGTTGGCGAAACTGCAATGGCTATCCGTACTCGCGGCGTAAGCGTTCTTGCGACAATAGGTCGGCAGGTTTTTGGCGCGTTAGCTGGCGAAACATTTGAACAGGCAGGGCAGTATGTAAATGACGTTCAAGACCAATCTTTAATGGAGGTTGGCGGTGAGATTGTCACTGAGGGCGGGTACTCTGCTGTCGGCGGGTACATCATGTCGCCCATTGCTGCAACCCAAAACATCATTCGTGGTGCTGGAGCCTTGCGCGTTGGTGACGAAGGCATTGAGGTTATCCGTGCCGCCAATGAAATTGACAAGAAGGGGCTAGGCGAGAAGTTAACGCCGGGGCTTGTAACAGACAACCCTGCGATGCGGTTGCAGGAAAAACAAGCATCTGCTTTGCTGCCGGGGTTCCAGCGCAGATACAACGCAATGCTCAAGAGGCTTGACGCTGCTGTTCGTTCATCAGCGCCGGGGAACGTGTCAGACGCAATGACCGAAGTTGTTACTTCGCTCAACACGTTTAAGAATTATTTCTTAGGCAAAATTAAGAACTCACCTAAAGTCCTCACTGATGGTGGCAAGGCATTACAGGCTGGCATTAAAGACTTTGGCGAGAAAAGCAAACTTATTGTTGATGACCTTTACGACGTTGCGCGTGGCATTCAAGAGCCTGAGTTTGACTTAAAGAATTTCTTTACTGTCGCCAACGACCTGAAGGCGGGAGCAAAAGGAAAGTTTGACAAAAAGCTTAACGCGGTGATTTCTGAAATAAGTTCAATCAAAGGGCCGAAAGAACTCCCTAGCGGGAAAGTCCTGTCTGTAACTGACCAAATACGGAATGCACGGACTCAGTTAGGCGACCTGAAGCACGTAAACATAGGTGAAGCACCTACGCAAGCTACCGGACAGGCAAGCGATTTACACAAGGCACTAACTGAAGCCATTAACAACCCAAAGAATGCTGACCCTGCTTTTCTGGCTGCTTGGGGCAAGGCTAACTCTGCTGCACGGCTGCGTCACACCACTTTAGGTCAAGCCAAGGTTATTTTGGCATCCAAAAGCGAAGAACCCTACAAGCTTGCCAAGAGCCTTATACGCGCTGGTGAATCAGACAACCTGAAGGCGTTGCGCTTTACTGTATCACCGAAGCATTGGGATGAGTTTGTTGATGCTGCGTATGGGGAGATACTGCGCGACCCCAAAAACGCCAAAGCGTATTTTGACAGTCTTGACCAAGAGACTCTGGATGTGCTGCTTCCCAAAAGAGATCAGGCTTTATTGAAGACCGTTGTTGACGAGGTTGACAGGATTGCAAGGATTGGCGTTGATGACATTGCTGAAACGCAAGTTACCAACAAGAACTTCATTGACACGCTGCTTTCTGATGCAAACCCCCGTGCCGCCATGACTGCTATGCGGGCTGCTAACCAGACAAACAACAAGGCGATGCGGTCTTCATTCAGGGCGGCTATTGTTGAGTGGGCTTGGGATGGGGTGGTTGAGAAAACGGCGCGTGGCGTTCAGGCGAACCACGGGCGCTTAAAGGGAAGAATTGCCAAACTCAAGAGAAGCGGAATGTGGCGTATGCTGTCTCCTGACGAAAGAAAAATCATTGGTAATGCAGAAGTTGTCACCCGCGCATTCCAACGTGTTGCTGATGCAGGTACTTCAATACAAGCCGCTGAAGCCGCGAAGGGAATCACTAGATTGCAGGCTAATGCAATATCAACATTCGTTCAATATGGTTTGGTTTCACACTTTTACCTTTCTCCGTTGGGGAGGCAAATGCTTATTGGCAGCGGCGCACCAAACGCAAATTCTGCAATGCTCCGCGCACTTGGCGGGTCATTGGCACAAATATCCCGACCAGAAGACATCAGCCAGCTTGCCGCACAAGACAAGCGGCGCAAATAGTTTATAGAGGAACGTAAATGGCATTTCCGGTACTAGGACAACCCCTACCACAATATCACTCTCAAGGCGAACCGATGGACGGTGCGTACCTTGAGTTTCGTGACCCAACGACTAACGCGTTAAAGGTAACATACCCTACCGCTGATGACGCTGACGTTGCTTCGGGCAATGAGAATGCTACCACTATCTCCCTTGACGCAAGGGGTGAGCCTGAAGAACAGATATGGGGTGTTGATGGCGAGGAGTATAAGGTAACGCTGTTTAACGCAGCAGGAGCGTCTGTTTGGGTTGTGACTGATGTGGGTTGGGACGTAAGCAATGTAACCTCTACTGCTGTCCGTATCCCACTAACGACTGCTGAATCCTCTGCGAGTATTGCTGAATACGCTTCAGGGAATAGCGCGGGCGATATCACCGTCCCAAGCAGAGAGCCGGGCGACCCCCGTAGATACGGCTTTGGTGGAACAGCCTCAGACAACGTAGCGGCTTTCCAAGCAGCCATCAACCAAGCCCTGTATGAGTACGCTGATACAGGCAGGATTATTAAACTGCCTTCAGGTCAATACGACTTGAATGGCCCTGTCTATGGTCAGTACCATGCCAGTAATACTAATGCCCCCTCTGATGACCGTTCAAGAGGGCGGATAACGATTCAGGGTAATGGCGCGGGCGACTTCAAGAACGCTGCGTATGGGGAAGTACGCGGCACTGTGTTGAACTTCACGGCGACCACGGCAGACCAGTTCCTTGTTTCAGAATACAAGACCCCTGCTACACCATCAGGCATTAACACCAAGGGCTTAGTCCTGAGAGACTTCGCCGTATGGGGGGCGACAACAGGAACGCTAGTCTCTGGTCGTGGCGCACACTACCACGATTGGCAGAACATCACTATTTACAATGATGCCACTGGTACAGCGTTAGACCTGACAGATGGTCACGTATGGGGTCACTTCCGCAACATCCAGTTGACGGGTGATGGCACTGGCACTGGCGTTAAGGTTGGCCCTGAAGGGACTATATCAGGCGGCAGTAACTGCACCTTCGACAAATTGAGTATTGATGCTCACAAGAACCCGGAGACAGTTTCCTTTGACCTCGGCCTTGACATGGGCAATGCCTATTTGGTGACCGACACCAAGTACGCCAAGAACATTACTTTCAACCAATGCTCATTCCAAGACTGTGTTAATGCAGTGCGGATTAGGCACGGCATTGCTAATGTCACCTTCAATGACTGTAATTGGGAGGGGAATGGAGTTGGCGATGCAACCGCAGTGTCTATAGAGATAAGCAACTCCGCAGGGTTTTCGGATGAAGCTGGTGAGGAGCTTTCGGGGATAAGCTTTATTGACTGCTTGTTCGCTGATAGCGATAACACTGACGGACGGCTTGATATACAGCTTGGAGACACAGGGAATGGTGACGATGAAGACTCTCATGGGCCGATAAACTTTGTTCGTTGTCATTGGGCAGGAACTCCAACTAATGTTCCCTCGATATACAAATATAATAATGCTTACGATGAGCAGGTTCTTATTGATGGGGCAGCTCTAAATCTTTCTGGGAATGGATTTTTCATTGTTTATCATTCTGATGCTGCCCAGTATGGCGGTATTAAACTTTTAAACACCAGCAACATGAAGGAGGTTCCCCTTGCCCGATGGACGGTAAACGCATCCGATGCGGATATTAAGGGGCGTTGGCTTGCGAACGGGTCAGATTATGTGGCTGATTGGATAGATACAAATGGCGGCTCTCCTGATTACAACTACACTAATGCGCCATCCTTGCCTTCTAAGATATTCACTAATGTAGGGCAGCCTGACACACAGACCGTGCAATTACCGGACAACACGAATGTTTTCCAGCATGATTCAGTCATTCAGTCAAGGAATACCGGAGCTACGGGGTGGACTTGTACGTTAGATGCTGGAACGGGAAACACGATTACATTAATCAAACCAGCAACCGCAAGAACTCCGGCACAAACCCTAGACCTTGATTACGCGAACAGAGCAGCCGTTAGGCTTGTGTCTTACGCGCAAGGCGAGTGGTACGCATACGAGGCTGATTAATGAGTACCGACACTCTAACAGACTTCACGGAACTCCGTAGGCTGACGGAGAGGTTCGACATAACAGAGTCGTTCTTTGAGATGTTCGTCCACCAAAACCCCGCGCTTGTCTGGATGAAGGATTATACAGACGGTGAGGGCAGGATGGCCTTTGTCTCCGACAATGTGGAGGGGGCATTTGGCTACAAGGCAGACGATTGGGTTGGTAAAACCGATTCAGAACTCTTGCCTGAACACGTTGCATCTCAACTTAGGCGGCAAGATAAGCTGGTTATTGAGACAGGGCAGCCCACATTTACAGAAGAAAGCAGCCCCTATGGGGTAGAAGAAAAATGGCGCGTAACGAGAGTTATAAAATTCCCTGTATTCAATTCAGCCGGTGATGTAATAGGAGTCGGCGGTATGGCTTGGCCTAAATATGATAGAACCACACAATGATTGGAATAGTTGGAAACGTCTTGTACTTGACCACCTTGAGCGCGTGGAAACGCGGCTTAAAGAGATTGAGCAACACAATGAAGATAGACGAGTTGAGTTGGCAATTATCAAGGTTAAGCTTGCTATGTACTCCGTTATTGCCGCAATGCTTGGTAGTGCCTTTGTTTCTTGGCTTGTTGATAGAATAAATGATTAGCAACGAGTTAATCCAGAGCGTCCAGAGGCATGAGGGCTTCAGGTCTAAAGCGTATCAGGATTCAGTTGGGGTGTGGACGATAGGTTGGGGAATCAATCTCCAAGAGTTAGACGATTTCCCCCAAGAGTACGCCATGTTCTTTCTCAGGAGAGAACTGGTGAACTGCGCCTTTGCCCTGTCCCAAAGGGGCGTGTGGAACGAATTGACCCAGACTCGGAAGGATGTACTCACAGAGATGGCCTTCAATCTGGGCATCCCGCGCCTAAACGGGTTTAAGAAAATGTGGAAAGCCATTGAGAATGGCGATTACGAAACTGCTGCTGATGAGCAGCTTGACTCCAAATGGGCTAGGCAGGTCGGGGTCAGAGCCATGAGGCTATCGAAACGAATGAGGGAAGGAGTCTTAGATGTTAGCTAATCTTACAGTGGGCGTTATTGGGCAGGTCATTGGCCTGTTCGGGGCTAAAGGTAAAGCCCAACAGGAGGCTTTGAAGGCCCGTGTTGAGTCCATGCAGCGGTCAGGCACGGACGAGATTATAGCAGCCGTATGGTTCTCACCCGCCATTGTGGCGTGGTTTGACCCTGAAAGGGCAGAGTTGTGGATAACTAATATCTTCAACACCTCCCCTGAATACACGGCTTTATTGATAGGCATTACAGCGGCGGTCTTTGGGTTAGGCAAAATTAATGGCCGTATAGGGAAGTGACACAACCGCTTGAGTGTGCTATACTTTTTTTCCATGAAACTAGCCCTCTTGGTCATCCCTACAGTCTGCTATCTGCTTGAGGCAGTGCTGATGCTAAAGGATGATAAAGCAGGTGCTTTAACCTTTGTGGCTTATGGCGTGGCTAATGTTGGTTTAATCTGGAAGTTCCTGTTTTGAGTACACACCGCAGTGACGAACTTACCAAATACCAAAACGAGTTCTCGTCTGTTGATTACATACATGACTACGGGCTAGACCCTGAGAAGCGAGAGATTTACCTGTTTGGCCGTGAGGAATACGCATGGCGCAATGAGGAATTAGCAGAGCCGGGGATTGAATACACGATAGCCAACCAGTTCATCAAGAACCTGAGAGTCTTACAGAGCCTTGGTGACGCGCCCATATTGATTCACATGAAAACGTGTGGTGGTGATTGGGTTGAGGGGATGGCGATATACCAAGCTATCTTAACCTGCCCTGTCTTTTGCACGATTTTAAATTACACTCACGCACGGTCTATGAGCAGCATTATATTCCTAGCCGCAGACTACCGTGTAATGATGCCATATTCGACATACATGGTTCACAGAGGGACTACGGGGTTTGAGGGGACTGTCACTCAACTAGAAACCGAGTTCAAGCAGAACCAAATTGCTGAAAGGCAGATGTTTGACATTTACATAGAGCAGATGAAAGCTTCACCAAAGTTCGCCAACTGGTCTGACAAACGGATTGAGAACTGGTTGCGCAAGAAGATGAAGGATGAGGAGGAGGTCTACTTCAGCGCAGAGGAAGCGGTTGAACTAGGCTTTGCCCATTCAGTCTTTGGTGAGGGCGGCGTGTACGATTGGAACGCCTTGAGAGATTCTCAGTAACGGAGATTTCCGTTGTCAAAAAGCAAGATTCATTTAATTATACCTGACACACAATGCAAAGCCGGTGTCCCTGACGATCACTTCACAGCGTTAGGGAACTACATAGTAGAGAAGCAGCCTGATGTTATCGTCCACATTGGCGACCATTGGGATATGCCTTCTCTCTCGTCCTATGACGAGGGTAAGGCGGGCTTTGACCAACGGGACTACCTGTCAGACATAGCGGCGGGTAACGAGGCTATGAGGCTCCTGTTCGCCCCTATAGACGCTTACAACAAGGGTAAGCGGAACAAGTACGAGCCGAAGTGTGTAATGACATGGGGTAATCATGATTTTGGGCGGATACAACGAGCCACAGAGTCAGCCAACATGGCTAGGTTCAAGAATGTTATCAAGCTTGAGGACTGTGACACAAGCCGCTGGAAGACTGTCAAATTCTTGACACCTATCAAGATAGACGGGATTTGGTACTGCCACTACTTCATTGCTCCTAGAAGCGGCAGGGCGTTAGGCGGTAATGCTCACTACAAACTGAACAAACTAAAGTTCTCATACGTCATGGGACACGTTCAGGACAAGGACTCAGCCCAAGAGTATCTGAACAACGGGCAGACGATTCGTGGTCTACAGGTAGGAACCTTCTACCAACATGACGAGGAATACCACGGCTTCCAAGGCGGTCATTACTGGCGAGGAGTTCATATGCTGCACGAAGTTAAGAACGGGAATTACGACCATATGGAAGTCTCGCTGAACTTTTTGAGAGGGCGGTATTTGTGACTTGGGACGGACTACCGGGAACGGGCTACATCCCTCCAACGCTGGAGGAGAAACTAGCCCGCGCCGACAACGCGCTGCATGTTTCCCAACAGGAAAAGAAGTATTACCAAGCGCGTTATTACGAGTTGCTTGACAAGCACAAGAAGTTGTACATCGAAACCCTAAATAGGGGATGGTCATGGAATATGAAATACAAGGATTAAGGGAGTTGACCGAGAGTCAACGGAAAGAAATTCATCAAATGCACCTCCAACTTGAGGATGTGCTTACAGAAAATGTAGCGTTGAGACACGCGCTACAAGCCGCTAGAGGGGAGATTGCACTAATGCGTCAGGACAGAATGTTTGTAGAGGAAGTTGCCTAATGCCGATGAGGATTGGCATGGATATGTCCTTGACGGGGGGCGGAAGCGTTGCCGCGCCAGAACTTACCTTTGCCGGTAACACTTACCTGATAACAGGGTGGGTGCCGCAGTATGATGAAGAAACCCGCATTGAGGTGGATTTTACTACCAGCCCACTACCGAGTACAGCGGGCAATAATTTCTATTTATACAATCAGAACAGCGGCAGCGGTTTAGGCGTTTATCTGCGCAGTTCTGGTGATAGACCGCGTGGCACTTGTTATGGTGGGAGCACAGCCATACCACTTTCCGGTTCTGAGCCAGTTTTAAATGTAAAACAAACTATTTACCATTCATGGCCCGGCGTAGATGCGCAAAACCATACGCTAACATCTAACGGCATAACGGGTGTCGCTGCACAAGGCGCAACAGGTGATACCGGCTTTTTATATATCGGTATCCGCAGCAATTTAGTGACTGGTTTTGAGGGCGTTATCCATGAGCTAAGGGTATATGACACCGCAATATCCGGCGGCACACTTATCCATAAGTGGACAATCAATACCGGCACATCTGTTGTGCCTGATTCAGAAGGCGGCACAGGTGATGCTACCGTAGTTATTGGCTCTGGTGAGTGGGGATGAATAGTGTGCTTCTGGAGAAGAAGGGTTGCTAAAGAAAACGTCTTTTACAGTGAAAGCTACCGCCCCACGGATGATGGCAGTTCCGCTTGCAACATCCCATTGCAGAAGATGCTTGACGATGCGGGTGAGAAGGGCGGGACAGCGATAATAAACCGCCCCGGCGAAACTGCGTTCACTATGCCTGCCCGCTGCCGCCGCAACTTGTTTCAGGGCGCACTTGACACAGCTTTGTTTGATATTAACGAAGCACAGAATACTATCAGCACCAGTTACTTCTAAAAGCCTTATGGCAGACGTAGACTTCAAAAACCACGCAGAAACCGACCCGCCGACCAATGACGATGCCACCGAAGTAGAAAACAACTACATGGTGTGTCAGCGCACCGGGTTTAAGGTCAAGGCATCTGAGGGGCTGAAGAAAACATGGGATGGCCTGTGGGTACGTGATAAAAGCGATGACCCTCGCCACCCTCTTGACAGGGTAAGGGGAGTCCCTGAGCAATCGAAAGGCTCTGAAGCGCCTCCACCTCCTCTGGATTTCATTGTCTACCCTGATGTAGATTGGGGTGAGCCGGTAGAAAGTTGGTTGTTTAACGGGACTGACTCTGAGATTTCATTGCCGTGGGTGCTTGATACCGCAGGCACTGGAAGGACTCTTATAGAGTTTTATATCTACACCCGCGCTGATGATGTAGCCCAACCGTTTTCCACATCAGATGGAACTACCTATATCCAGCTTCAGGGAACGACTAGGGAAAATTACACAACAGTAGTAAGCGGCACGGCTGGATTAGATAGCTTGGCAGGATTGTTCGCTCCCTACTTGTTGCAGAAAGTCCAGTGGGAACTTGACGGCAACGCCCTTACTGAAACCCTTACGGTCAATGGGAATGAAACAAGCCGGTCATATTCGCTCACAGCAAATGACACAGGCGGTGTAATTCTGGGCGGTTTAGCGGGGAGCCGTTGTAATTGTTACATGAAAGACCTGAAGGTGTGGGAAGACATTCCTCATACCGGGTCATACTCAACCAACCCTACCCACTGGTGGAAACTGACTGATGTATTTAACGGCGTAGTTCCTGACTCGGCAGGTTCGGCTGATGGAACTGTTGTAGGAGGAGGCACTCTAGCCCCAATCCCTGTAGTCCCTGCCACTGAAACCACGTACAACATTGGTGTGATTGGTGACTCCAATGTTTATGGCATTGGCTCAAGTACATGGCCGTATCATATGAAGACAGCCGCAAGCATATCGAATAGAGGCAGGGGAAGCACGGGGTACACCAATCAGTTTAATGGCAAGGCGACTTTTCTCGACACTTACGACAGTGACATTCCTGCGCTAGTTGCTGATAACGCTTGTACTGTATTCATACTCCACGCTGAGTTTGTTGACGCGGTTAAACACACTGAACAAGACCCATCAGACACTGTAGACGCGATAGAAACTATCGTTAATTTTATTCTTGATGGCTACACGGTTGATGCAATTTTGGTGGTGTCTTCCGTACCGATTGGCAGACCTGACGATAACCCAAATATACCTGCTAATAAAAACATTATAGCTTACGTTGATTCGGTTAAAGACCTCGTTGTATCGCAGATACTTCCTATTAGCGACAAGATTCATCATTTGCATTGTTATGACATTCTTGAAGACCCTGACAGAGAAAACTATTTTCAAGGTGCGCCGCGCCTGATATACAAAACTGGTACGTCTAACCACCACATGACAACACCAGCCCGCAGACAAATGGCAACCTTTGCCGATCATTTACTAACTTACGGCGTAGGATTTACGCAGAAACCATAGAGGATATTATGAGTTACGAATCAGACCCCGCCCGTAGAGCGGTTGCAATAACTAAGAGCGATGCCACCATCATCCCCGGCACACGCGGAGTGTATGTTGGTGGAGCCGGTGATATTGCGGCGCGATTTGTTGGCGACCCAGACACCACGGTTACACTGGTTGGTGTAGTGGCTGGAACAGTGTTGCCGATTGAAGTGGTGCAAATCATGGCCGCTACTGATGCCACAAATCTAGTTGCCCTCTACTAATGACAGAACCCAAGAAAAACCCAAAGAAAACTCAGAGAACCTTCTCTGACGAGTTCAAGATGCAAGCAGTTGCCCTATTTTATTCAGTAGGTAACTACAAGGCTGCTGCTAGAGAGCTTGGGATAGAGAGGAAATCTCTCCGTAACTGGGTATCTTCCCCTGACGGGCAGAAGTGGTTGCGAACCTTGCGCGACTCCAAGGAAGAAGAGTTCAGGAACATAGCCAGCGAACTTGTCTTCAAATCGCTAGACCAGCTTAAAGACCGGCTGGATAACGGTAACGTCAGAACAGCGCACGTTAAAGGCGAGTTGAAGGAATGGAGGGAGCCACTACAGGCAAAGGATTTGACGTATTCTCTAGGTATCCTAGTAGATAAATTGAGGGTGTCAATGAACCTTCCAACCCGTGTAACAAAGACAGAAGACGGTGGGGCTAATCTTCTAAAAGAATTTGAGCGGTTGACCGACAACCTCTTAGACAAGAAGGTAGAGGAGAGCATACCGGGCGAGTCAACAGAGTTGAACTAATGCCCGTCCTCCCGCTCCTTCTGCTCCTTTGGTCTGCATCCCTATTAGCCGCTGATGGCCCTGAAAACCTCACATGGGACGAGGGGTCAGCCCCTGATACAGAGGTGATTATAGCATACCTCGTCTACAAGGACGGTATAAGGCATGGCGGTGTCCCGTCCGGTGCGCCCAGAGAGTTTAACATAGCTGAAACCCCTTTCCACTGCTGGACAGTAACAACACTCTCTAAGCCTAGCATATTCACCACCTACGCAGAGTGGATAATCAGGGAGTCAGACCCTGCCCCTGAACTCTGCATTGATTGGGCGATAAACTCACCTGATGGGGATGTTGTCTGTCACTAAGGGCTGTAATCCAGCTTACCCTTACCCCTTTCCTTGTGCAGTTTGCGGGTAGCTTCAGCACGTATCTCACCGAGGCTTTTCACGTACTCACAGGCGGGGGTCAGGGTAGGTTCAGGTGTACAGGATATGCTCAATATCGCCGCGATTGTAGCTGTTGTGAGAACATTCACGACTTAATGCGCGTCAGCCATATCATCGTCATCAGGGTCATATTCTACTGACTGCCCTGCCTCATCTGCCATCTTGTGAAGGGCTTTCGCTAATTTCCCCCTCTTTCCTTCAGGAAGCTGCCATATAAGCCCCTCGGCAAACCCGTGAAGCCGCGCATAATAGCCATCCTGCTGCGCCATGTACTCCATAATCTTCTGCATTTTCAGATAATCATCATCACCAATGTAGGTGATACCCATAAATGCGTCCAACATCTCTGTAGCTGTCACAACCTTACTCATAACATCTCCTCACAGCCCTCACAAGCCCTCCTACGCCCCTTTCTCCGAAAAGAGGTAGGGTGGCTAGGGGTAGGCTACTTTTTGCCTTTAAACGAGCCTAGAGCCTTGTGGAGCATTAAAGCCCCTTTAAAGGCGCTGAAGTCGTTCTCAAACTCAGCCCCCATATCCCGATATTCAACCTTAAACTTGCCATTCTTCTTGTTAAACAAGACGATAGCGCGTTGGTCATATCCGGTCAACTCACTAGGGTTATCCTTCGCCCCAATCAATTCCTCCTCTCTCGCATAAGCGTAAGCCGCTGTTTGGAAGTGCATTTCTGGGTAGATTCCACTGCTAGTCTTATAATCCAGAATCGTCCGTTTCCCATCAATCATGCAATCCAGATCGCACGTACCCACGTATACAAAATCCTTGGAGAAAACCTTAAACTCAGGTTCAATGAACTCAACCTTACTGTCTTTAACCCAATCAAGGAAGGCTTTAACCCCATCCTTAGCCTGTTTGTTGACAGGCATCTTAGGCTTATTCCCCAAAGCTACCTGTTCAGCGTAGTCGTGGACAATCGTTCCAATAGACGCAGCATCCCCTGACTTCTGACGGAAGGACATTTTACTATCCTTCATAATCCGTTCTAATTGGATTTCATCGTAAGTCTCTCCGGGTTCAATAGCGTTGTGCCAATGAGTAGCTACACAATTTCCTGCCCAGAACATCAAAGCCGGTTTGTTAATGACCTTCAGGATACCCGTAACCGAAGCTACGGGCATCCCATCCACGGTGTATAGATGCTTCGCGTCATTAAACTGAAGCAATACCGTATCATCGTATAAGTAATGGTCAGACATCTTCTTTCTCCATGTCCTCAAACTCTACCTTTGGGTAAAACCATTTATCTTCAATAAAATGGCCTATGGCTTCAATATGCCCCTTGAATACCCTTACCCTCACTGGTTTACCCTGTAGGGCAGACCACTCACCAACGCCAACAACCTCCATAACGCGCTTAACCCACAGCCCTAATGAACGCCCCGAAGTCAGGGCATATCCCCCAAACCCTTGACCAGAGCCTCCGTAGTCAAGGTGGATGAAGCTACTCATAATCCCATCACAGGAATCAACTCCAAGTGATGCGGAGGATATTTTAGCGTTTCTGATTGTGTCACTCATCAGAAGGGTATTATATCTTCTGGGCCATCATTAATGATAGGCGCAACTGACTGAGGTTCAATCTTTTCCTCTGCTGACTCATCAATCTTTTCTTTGAGCCAGTTTGGGAGTGATTCATACACCTCCGGCGTTTCATTCATGCCCTCAAACAGGGTTGTGCTGCCCTCAATCTTCGGAGGCTCAACCCCTTTAGGGATAGGCATGGTAGCCGTGATATTGGCGTAGGTCTTACCGTTATTCGCCGTGTTATGAGTGACGGATAATTGACACGCAACACCAAGAAGCTTGGTAATGTCAAAGCCTTCCAATTCCTCTGGGGTGAATCCTTTACCCCTCCAACTCTCCAACAAAGGCCGAAGTTTAGATTTCTCACTAAGGGAGAGGGTGAACACCTCACCAATCACCATCGGCTTATCCTCGCCGTTGATGTCAATTCTCTCAGCAGGAACTTGAAACCGAATGTAAATCTTCGGCTGATACTTCACCGACCCCTGCCATTCAGTCTTCTGGGTTCCCAGATTAACTAACATATCACACACTGCCATGTGTGCGCCCTGCGACAATTTCTCAAACTCTTTGCCGCCCTTACTTGCTGCCATTATAGCCATTTCATCAATCTCCTGATTTCTCGGCTTCTCTAATTCAGCCCGCCGATTGTCGTAATCGGCAAGCCATTCTTCATTCGTTTGGTCTTGCGGTCTAGTCATTTGCTATCTTTTCGGCTTTGTCTACTGCTGCTTTCAAAACTTCTGCCGTTCTGTGGCAACGGTCACAGTGGCACTGGCAGACCTCCATATCATGCGGTTCAAGCCCATCCATCACATCAGCTACTGCATGGAGTAAATTTATCTCTGGATGCCACGCGGAAACCGGCTCTCCTGCGAGTTCAGCCCGCGCCACAAGCCACCCCGAAATCTCCCGCAATTCCTCTGCTGCCTTACTCACCGCCTCTCTCCATATGATACGTCTGTTGTATAGCCTCGTAACGCTTTATATCACGTTCAAACTGATTAAGCCATGTCCTCATGTCCGGTATTTCAGCGAGTTGTTCTACTCTTGCCTTCAGTACCCACAGTTCATGCTCATACTGCTCACGGGCTTCCAATTCTTGTTGGTGGGCTTCGTAGTCATTCATCAGGCTTCTCCGCTGCGGATAGTGCTGCGTAAAAGCCACAAGTACATAAGTTAGCATCCTTTGTGCAAGTTGGTTTACACGCGCCATATTCCTGCAATGCAGCCTCAAGCTGCGCGACTTTTGCAAGCAGGGTGGCGCGGTCTTTATGTGCGGGCATCTGTGCCAAGTATTCATCGCTAAACACGGCATCATGCCTTGCCTGTATCTCAGCCACTTCCGCATCAGCTACGCTGCTGGGCTTCTCCGCAAGCTCCATAATGCGAAAACGCAGTTTCACGTTTTCTGTCTGTGCTTTTTCGTGGCAGCCCCTTTCTATCTCAAGCTCCTGAGTCTGTCGGTGGATTTTTCGCAGCAACGTTTTAATGTCGCAAATAGCTTCGCCCATATCTTCGCCGGTTCTCTCCACAAACTCATTTAGCTTGCGCTCAATCTCCGCTATCTGCGCATCCGATACAGCGGGTTGCTGGTCTATGTAGTCTGCTGCGGCGCGAACGTTAGCCGCATGAATACCGCCGCGCCCATTTGCGAGTATCTTCGCGGCATCACGCAGGGCTTCAGTGTCTGGTTTCATAACTGCACCAACGCTACTGTCCAAGCTATCCAAGCTATAACAGTCCAGAAGGTGAGCCATCTTGTGTTGCCACCCATTTCAGGAAGCCAATTCATGCTGCACCCCCCATCTGAAAGAACAGGATATACCAGAACAGAGCCGCCACACTCCAGAATAAACACTTCAAGCACAAGTCTTCAGTTCGCTTTTTCATCATCCTTTCCTCGCTAACTCTTTAGCGTACTTACGACACAGTACAGCAAGAATCAATCCAGCCTCAGTGTGGTCACGGGCTAAGATTGCATCAAGGATTGCACTCGCATTGGCCTGACGATCATCAGACTCCATGTAATCCTTAGCTAAGGCTTCAGAGATAAACTCATTAGCATCGGGATAAGAGTGGATGATGTCATCAATAGACAGAGGTGTGCGCTTTTCTTCAACGCGATAGAAGTCAGGGTGTTCCGCAATGTCTATGGGGTCAGCCTGACTTCTAACTAGGTCTAACAGGGATTTCCGTTCATCGTGTTTCATAGCTATTCTCCAGTTGATAAATCAAGTCTACACGCATACTCTGAGGATTGCAAGGGGGTCAATCAGCAGGAATCCCTTGTCTTGTTGGACTTGCAATGTGCTGTCTCATCAGTTAGGATGGTTTGCATCATGTGGATAAAGACTGCTTATCAGGGCGCAAAGCCCTCTCCTTTTGACGGAAAAGCCGCTCCGTGCAGTCAGCGGCTACTTTTTTTTGGGCTGCGGCCTCTGGAATCTGATCGTGAGGTCATGGCTCACCATTGGGTATACAGTCCCTCAGCCCGCTTTATTCACGGGTATCGGCAGGGATGCCGTGTGCTATAATAATGGACTTCGGGGTGAACGGTGCTGTATCACTTAGTAGCCCCTTTTTTATAAAATTACTCATACAGGAGTAAATGATGACCGAAACCATAGAAGTTTACTTTCCCAACTGGCGCAAATACCAACGCGCCCTGAAGGGAGGCACTCGCCATAGAAACTGGTTTGCCGTGAATGTCCATATCGGACATGACCCCGAATTTATGTCCCTAACCATCCCCGAAAGGTACGGCTGGTTCATGCTGCTTTCTGAGGCTGCTTTGCGCGGAAAGGAACTGGATTGTGGTGGGGTTGTGCTTAAATTGTGTCTGACTTTGTTCAGGAAACAGTTCGGATTGCGCTCAAATTATGTTCTCGACCCCTATGTAAATCATGGGTTTATCCATATTGGGGTTCCTACAGAACATAACATAACAGTACATAACAGTACAGAACAAAAAGAGGGGGAAAAGCCACCCAAGAAACAGACCAAACCTGCTGCCAAATCGACTGCCAAAAAGCCCAAAGGTTCGCGGGAATGCCCAAAGGATTTCGTACCCTCTGACAAAACGGTTTTAGCGATACAGGGGCATCATCCGACCCTCAAGCCGGAAGATTTTGACCGTGGGCTGCGTGAAATGAAAGCCCATGCGTACAAAGCCCCGCGTTCAGATTGGAATGCTGCTTTTCGTAACTGGATGAATAACTCTGTCAAGTTCGGGTCTAACGGCAGGAGTGCTGGTCAACGGGAGGTTGATAGCACAAAGGCCGCGATGAGTGGCGCATTGGAAATTTTAAAACGACAGGAGCAGTCGCGTGGATAGCAAGGAAAGATTTGAAAGGTTTATCAAGGCGATGGGCGAGTTGAAGATGGTCTGTCAGGGCGATTTATCGGACGAGAAGATTGCCGCGTACTACAACCGGCTTCAGGCTTACAGCACAGAACAACTGGTTGGCGCTTGTGACCGTCTGGGAAATGAGCCGGGGAGGGTGTTCTTTCCGTCCGTTGGGGAGTTTGTTCAGGCGCTAGAGGGAACCCGCAAGGGCAATGGCATGAACGTCTATCTGGAGGTATTTGCAAAGATAGGCAAGAGCGATGGTAACGGGAGGTCATTTCATGTTGATAACCCCCCAACATCATCTGACCCTGCCGCCCAGAGGGCTATAGATGCGTTCTGGCGAGATATGTGTCATGGCGATTACAATCAACAGTCGTTCACGAAAAACAGCTTTATAGCGGCATACGAGGCCTCTGCTGATGCGATAGACCGTGAGGGTAGCCCATCCCTGTCGTTTGAAGACCTGAAGCGCGTGGCGGCAGAGAAGAAGGCGCTGCGGCTGGAGAGCGATGATGCCAGTTAATTATTCAGATATAGCGAGTGCTTCCGGCTTGCCGTGGTGCGCTGGATGTGGAACGCACTACAAGCCGCAGAATCAGTCTGACCTTGCTTGTGATGCTTGTGTGAAATGGAACGCGGAAGCACCACGAAAGCACCTCAAGGCTGGATTCAGTCAGACGCATTCACAGGCATGGCAGACCCGATGGGAAACCTATTGGGGTATTGGTTGGGCGCAGGAGAGGGTGTGATGAAGATATTTCTATCAGGCGGGCTATCCCCGTGGATGGCAGAAACGGAAAGGTTGTTGGCGCATGAGCATAAGGTTTTCCGCCCCGATTCCATTGAGTCAAAGGACAGCGGCGTGTTCGCCCCTCGAATCATGTCTGAACTGCGTTCATCTGACTTGGTTCTGGCTCTAATGACACATGACAACCCATCTGGTTGCGGCCTTTCGTTTGAGGTCGGTTACGCCACGGCTTTAGGCATCCCCGTTTTCTTTGTGGATGAAACAGTAGACACCCGCATGGATATGATTCGCGGCTCTGGCGCAAGCCAATTTTCAACGCTTTCTGAAGCGGTCGCGGGGCTGTTGGCGTGAAGAAAACCCTCTTTGTCAGTTTCAGCGGAGGCAGGACAAGCGCCTACATGGTGTGGTGGCTGTTAAACAACAAGGCTGCTGAATACGACCTCCGCTTTGTGTTTGCCAACACGGGGCTGGAGCATGAAAAGACCCTTGATTTTGTGCATCGCTGTGACCAAGAGTGGGGGCTGAACCTTACTTGGGTTGAGGCAGTTGTCAGCATGGTTCACGGGGTTGGCATAACCCACAAGGTTGTTGATTACAAAACAGCCGCAAGAAAGGGAGAGCCGTTTGAGCAATTTATTCGGTTTGCCGGTGTTCCAAATGCGGCGTTTAACCAGTGTTCAGAAAGGCTCAAGGCAATGCCTATGGAGCATTACCGCAAGATGCTTGGCTTTAAGAGAAAGCACCCGACAGCCATAGGGATTAGACCAGATGAGGTAGATCGCATGAGTCCTACCGCAGAAATCAATGGGCTTGTCTATCCGTTAATCACAATGCACCCCGATAACCCAATGCCGACAAAAGAGTTTATGAGGCACTGGTGGGATAAGCAGGATTTTGATTTAGACTTGCCAGAACACTACGGCAATTGCGTAACGTGCTGGAAGAAGTCAGACCGCAAGCTAATGACCATTGCAAAGCATGAGCCTGAGTATTTTGAGTTCTTTGACCGCATGGAGCGCGAACATTCAACGCTCAAGTGCGACGAGAAGCCACGTTATTTCTTCCGTAGACACAGAGCCACACAAGACATCCTCGCCGCGTCAAAACTTCCGTTTAAGGAATTTGTAGACCATATGCCAGAATTGCAGTTGGGAATGTTTGACCCGATGGACATGGAAAGTGACTGCGGCGCTGAGAGTTGTGAGATTCAATGACCCAATCTCAAAAAACTTACCAACTCTGGACACTAGACAAACTAGAGGGTGCTAGGTTAGCATGGAAGAATGAAGGATTGATTCGGACATGGTGCTTTCGGTGGTTTCACAACGGAAATCCCAAGCACTACCATAAATACACGAAAGAGCAGATTGAGAAAGCGAAATGACATGGAATTACAGAGTCCTCCGCACCGACTTCGACTCCGGTTCATACTACGGAATACACGAAGTTTATGACGATAAATCATACACCCTACTCCCCGTCAAACCACAGGGAGACACAGCGGAGGAGCTGCTAGACGATCTTGCAAAAATGATGGGAGCGTTTGAACAGCCGGTACTTGAGATAATTGATGGTGAGCTAAAGGAGATAGAGCGATGACACAATCACAGCGCATACTAAGGCATATGCAGGATCATGGCAGCATCACATCAGCCGAGGCATTTCTGGAATACGGCGTTGCAAGATGCGCCTCCCGAATACATGACCTGAGAAAACAGGGTTGGCAGATAGACAGTAAGCCTGTTAAATCCACGAATCGTTACGGCGAAAGCGTGACGTATAGCCGGTATGAGTGGGCATGATTACAGAAGAAGAAGTAGAAAGCGCCGTAAGGTTCTACGGCACAAACGCTGTCAAACTAGGCACACTAGCTGCTGACGTTGACCGACTTGACCATAAAAGGAAAATAATCAGGGCTGAGTTATTCAACGAGGCAAGCGGTACAGTGGCGGAGCGTTCAGCTAGGGCGGAATCAAGCCCTGAATATGCTGCTGTGATTGAGGAGCGTTACGAGGCCATGCGCGACCTGCACACCCTCAGAACCCAACTCAAACACGCTGAATTACGGATAGACGTTTGGCGGAGTGAGAACGCCAGTCACCGCAGAGGACACGTATGAGCCGCACAAAGAAAGGGGCTAAAGCGGCTGCGGATAAAGAATTTTCATGGTGTGTTAGGGCAGCAGCAGATTGGTGCTGTGAGAAATGCGGTCAGGGCTTTAATCCCCCGACAGCGCAACTCCAGTGTTCACATTTCTACTCCAGAAAGCACAATATAACGAGATGGTTCCCAGACAACGCTTTTGCCCATTGTGCCTCATGCCATGCTTGGCTTGAGAGTCGTTTACCAGACTTCACAGAATTTTATATCCAGATGAGAGGGCGCGACAAGTACGGGGAACTTATGGCCTACCACCATCAGGTTGTACACTGGACGAAAGATGATTTTGAGGCCATAGCAAAGCATTACAAGGACGAGCGCAAGCGGATAGAGGAAATGCGTGAGGCAGGTTGGAAAGGATATATTGAACCCCGAAATTGGGAGATAGAAAATGAAGATTGAGCTAGACGTTAACAGTGAGCAGTTCGATGAGGCGGTATTCATTGAGTTATTGAGCATACGCGACTGCCTGAAGGACGATTTGAAGAAAAGGGAGGCAGGAGGCACGGCGATCTTTGAGAATGATTTAGACAAGGATGTGAAGCTGCTCAAGGAAAGCATTGCAGCGTTTGGCGTGGTGGCTGGTTATTTTAGCGGGTGATGAAGATAATTCTTGACATCCATAAAACCATCCGATAATCTGTCTCTGAACTTAATTGGAGATAGACATGGAAAGCGATTACTACGATGCAAAGATTTGGGGCGACAGGCATGAGCGGTTCAACAGGGAGCCGTTTAGAAGCGTAAAGCCGGGGAATACCGTTCTAAGGCCGGATGATTTGGCAGAGATTAGGGAGCGGCTTGCTGCCGGTGAAACGGCTATTGAGATAGCTGGAGAGTTGAGCGTTGACCCCGGCATAATCAGTTCCATTGCCAATGGCAAAACATGGGCATGGGTGGGGGTGGAGTTATGAGCGGTGAAGTAGACAAATTTGGGGTTAAGTTGGGCAGAATCAAAAGCCCGCGCATTGATTACTTGGAAAAGCCCGACAGGAACGGTAAGTCTTTGTACTTGTACGATGATAGGTGGCTGACTGCTGCCGGACACGCAAAACGGCTTGACCGTGACCGCAGGGCAGTGCTGAAATGTATTAAAATGGGCATCCCGCTAGAGAATCACTCCAATTCTATGTATGTCACAAATACCGGCAAGTGGTATACTAGAAACTCGTTAGCCAGAATACATGAGGTTAGCGAGGATTACATCAGCCGCAGACGGGTGAAGGTTGACGGAATTTGGACAATCAATATGTCGCCGGAGATTGAGGCAAGGCGGAAAGAAATCTTTAGGCAACAACGGGTTAGGAATGCCCAAAAAGCCCATAAGGTAAATGCTGAGAAGGTGGACGAAAGCGGGACTGTTAAACATACATGGAAGGGAGACAAAGGATTGTTTAATTTTGCGACGATGGCGCGGCATGAGATGCTAGGATAATGAATATAGACAAGGCGTATCGCGTGCTTAAACGGGTGGGTGTGCCGATGATGGTTATGGCATATGCAAAGCAACATTGGGAGCGCGAGTTTATGCAAGTGTCAGTTGCTCCAGCCGAGGAATTGGAGGGGGTAAGTGACGAAAGATACGCCGACATTATTGGGGTGTACGACGCGAGTGGCATCAGTTACGAGGATTTCTACGAGGACTGCGAGGCCATATGCCAAAGGAATAGAGCGATTGAAGTTAATGCTAAATCAATACTTTACGCTCTTGGAGAAAGCGGAGGAAAGGACGGGATTCCCGGTTACGAACCCGATCCATCCGGCATGGATGACGGGCAACGGGGGGCATCGCATTCTTTCCCTCGACATTCCCGCGAAATTTGCGATTCTGGGGAGGGCAATAGACAAACTGCCGGTGACCCAGAGGGACGCGATAATACTGAAGTACGCGATATTCAGGGACAAGAGGCTGCGGATAGTGACGAGCAGGGAGAAGGCTCAAATAGCGGGGATTGGGGTGGGTACCTTTAACCGCAGAGTCAGGGCGGGGGAGCGTGAATTGTTAGCAATGGGGGTTCTGCGGGAGAAACGCAAAACCTCCCGTGAGAAGTGATGATTTTAGGCTATAATCGGGTTATAAATGAGGGAATTACCCCTAACGTACACCCGCACCCGCCAACCAGCGGTAAGCCAACCAATTCAACAGACCTGCATGAGCATGGCGGGGCGCGGTTTTTAATATGAAAGTAACTCCAATAAACAAGGCCGAGTTAGGGCAATTCTGGGATGATTTCCAAGCCTTAACGCAGGAAAGCCAAACTCTGTGCGTTGTGAGCGTGAGAAAAGATGGTAGACCTGATTTTTTACTGCCGATTCCTGACGAGGGCATACTGGCCCTTGTGGGCGCTCTTAACGCTGCTAGCGATGAACTCCTTGCCCGTCTGTATCTGGAAGAATAACCGTGATAGCTGAAATACTCTTTTTTTGGCTGGTATTCGCTTTCGCCGCAGGTGCTGGAGCGCACTTTGCCCGATCATGGCGCAACAGGTCAGCGGGTAAATACCTTGTATATTTCAAGGGCGGCGGCTCCAATGTTTTCGGCAGTAATATGCACCGCAGGTTAATAGCGGCGGGCGTGGTTGAGAAAAGCATTGCGCTGTAAACAAACAATGGGATACTCCCGCAACGACGTACTGTTGCCCGCCTTTCGCATATTGGCGGCTCAAGACTGATGCGCGGATTGAGGGGAGTCCCGCTCTAATGCTTGATTGGGTGCTAACGGGTTGGCTAATAGTTGGCTTTGCGTTGCTTTTTGCAACATTCAAGCCAGACAATGACCGCAGATAAGCTAAATACACTCACCATGCCCCTCGCAGGTTTTGCACTCAGGGTCAACGGGGTGTAATTCATCCTCTGGATACTCGTAGCAATCGGGGCAACCGTGGGTTTCCATCCATATCTCATTTGCCCAAGTGTCAACGGTTGTTACACCGTCCCAAAATGATTGAGGTGTTAAGCCCATCCCGTCCAGAATGACTGATTCTGTACACTGGTCAACACCTTCAACGATTGATGATATTGAAATAGCTTCAACGGTCACATC